TGAGCTTTAAATAGACACAGCCAAACGGCTGTGAATTCTACTGGGGTTGAACCAAAGGGCTACCCTTGTGTGTGTCAATGACACAGCCATTAGAGGTCTTTCTCTATACTTAATTTAACCTAGCTTTTCCAAAAAGGAACCTAGGGCGATCGTGCTCTATAAACCTGGACCAGACAGTTAAAAACTGACTGAAACAGGCAAATAAACCACAATCGCGATCATAAACATCCATGATAAAACCACGGAGAAAACACCCCTTGGCAGGGAGTTGGTGGCCTTCTTTTCCACCTAACTATACCAAAAAGTGTGCACAAGCTCTTTTAAGCACTCTGAAGTGGTGCGGGTTATGCGAACCCTTCCCAAAAGAGGGAAACTTAAAAGGGCAACACGGAAGGATTTGGAGGCGTTGAGGCTGTTGCTTGAAAATAATTGCATAATGGTGGACCAATGTACTGCCCCATTGTTGCATTATCCGCAGCGGCACGCCCTAAAGCTATACGGCGTGTAACCCCTGTATTATTCCTAACCCTCAATGTATACAGATGTGGTGCATAGCTTCCAGCCACTGTATAAGTCCCAGGATTAATAGTCTCAGAAGTACCTGATCCGACGTTATAGGCATAATGAGGTATGCGCTGATACTTTGAAAAAGGAGGTACCACCGTACGCAAAGCTCCCCTGGACTCATAAATTATATGTCCTGAAGGAGAAGACAAATTCCTATTATACAAAGAGCCAGCCCCTGTGATCGCATTATTACCATCGGTCGGCGTCACAAATAAGGACATACCATTGGCTGCACCATCAGGGTCATCAGTGATTGCTGTCCATTCAGTAGAACCATACACAAAAGCAAACATCTCTTGCATCCTGCCACACTTGGAACCATACCAAACCGCACTAGCTGTGTTTGCAATAGGTGTTGTACCAGTAATAATAGGCAAATAATTCTTGCGAAACCATGGACCAAGTGTAAACTCCAATGCCGTGGCATTAGCCTGGTCAAAAACATGCCAATCTGGTATCATGGCTAACTGCTTGACGGATCTAAACTTTTCACCAATCACGTACTGACTTGCATCAGATGAAGAGGCTACACCACCTGCCTGGACATACACCCCAGATGCCGTATTATCCGATCTAAAAGATGTAGCATCCAGCATAGATGGACATAACCCAGCAAACTCAAAATCAGGTAAGGCTTCCACATACACTAACATATCGACGGAATCTGCCGCTGTACTAGGTGAATTGAGTGGGCTGACGACCTGCACTGATAACGTACCAATACAGCCGGTAAACAAGGTGTACGGAGATTCATTGATATATGGTACCTCAAACTCAACTGTGGAACTATCTCTAAGATCAAACATCTTAGTGTAAGCTGTCATCTGCACTCCTGTGGCTCCAGCTACAGGAATATCCTGCAAATTGGAAATTGGGCCATTCAATGAAAACGCTGTACCAGGAACATATGAAATAACAACCCTACCACCATGCATCTTTGATTTACTAAACTGAAAAGTGTATTTAAAACCACCCCTCCAATACCTAAAGTTAGAACCTATATACATTAAATGACTGGGCGCAAAGCAGCTAGTGGTAAGCGTGGCATTAGGTGGTATTGAGTTGTTTCCAGAACCAATGTCATCTCTATACCAAAAGCATGATGGTGAGACAATACCAGCATAAAGATTATCGCCTACCGCTGCAGCTGATGAAAATCGCTTACGATAGATCATTGCCGGTTTGGACAATATAAAATTAAAAGACATCTCATCCAAACCATTACCACCTACAGAACCAACTGCAAGCGTGTTGGACTGAAATGGAGCTGCTTTAAAAGCAGAACTAGGCATATCTACGTGGCTCTCACCCATATAGCCCACAATTGCTTTACGCCGGACTATAGTCTCATCAACTGGGCGGGAAAACCCAAAACTAGATGCCAAGCCAGCTGCAGCCCTAGTGAACCAGGCCGTTGATCCCATAACCGCAGATAAAGAAGGATAAGATGCTAAACTACTGGCCACTGAAGAAACTGCACCCAGGCCACGTGAAATCAATTTGCTAGCTCTTAATTCAGATGTAACTGTGGAACCGCCTGACTGTAAAAGTACAGAAGCGGTTTCAAAAGGATATGCTCCTATAAGCTCGACATCCTCCAACCACGTATAAATGGAATAACGAACCGCTGTCTGTGTTGCCGCAAGTCTAAAGTTAGTAAGCCTTGTCAAAGCCACGGTGCCGTAATTATTGGCAAAACCATCCTGCGCAGTGACATCAACAGGAAAATACTCACTAGCACACAAATAAGGTACACGTAACTCAACCGAAGTCTGTTCTGCAACATCTATCTTAACATGAGGCAAATTTGTGGCCAAATAAGGAAAATTCCCCCTACGACCATTAATCATGTTAGCAGTTCCATACTGAAATGACAATGCTGCTACACCCTGATGGAAAGGAGTGGCTGTAACAACCACTTTAAAACACAAAGTGGCCCTAAACCCCTTAGCACCATCCATCCTATTATAACTAGGCTGTCCAAACACAGACACCATATCTGCGTGATTGTTAAGTGGTGCAATCTCTTGTGGCCCAGGGGAAACAAGAAAAGTCCCAGTACGCCATAAAAATGGCCTCGCTAAATAATGCTTCAACTGATTGATGTCGCCATCTGCCCGCAAAGTTCCCTTATTTAAAGAAGGCACTTCAGCGCACAATGTGGCTTCACTATCAAAACCGGTGACCCCAGACGTCAACTCTAAGTTAGGAGTGATTGAAATACCTTCAATCTCTATGCAATTATCTTTTTCAGTGGCATTGCCATCCACTTTAATATGATTTTCTGTAAGCAAATACTAAAGTGTGGTCTGCTCAAGACACACACTCTGGACGCTCTCCTCTCTTTTAAAGACTGAGTAGTAGTCTTCACCTCGACAACATGGAGGCTCACTTATCCCGAAGCATCAAATATGTGGACAAGTTCTTTAAAACCAAACATCAAGACGCGTCTTGATGTGGGCGCGTGCAGCATCCCTGTTGATAAATCGCAAGGGAATCTCATTGTCACTGCACCATTTCTCCAACTTGGGAAATTTCTCATCCCAAACTGATATAGGATGTAGAGCAAGCTCACAAACTAAAATCTCACAATTCCGCTCCAAATCCATTCTACAATCCTTAGAGTTCTTGTACCAATAAGGTGTGTACATAAAACTCTTAAAGTTGAGTGGAGCTACCCAACCAACATTGGGACAATTAGTCAGCAACGTTTCCTTGTCATTATCCGGCAAGAAAGAACGTTGCAAATACACAACTCCACCAATGTCAGTGTACTTAACAGGAATACCGTCCTTCACGCCAGGTGTATACGTGAGACCAAACAGCTCGGACATCACTGGTCCGACCGTAACCTGGTTGAACTGCTCACGAACTTGATCATCAACACCCGCCACGTTGTCATCACCAAATGTATTCAGGAATGCATGTTCCCACATATCATTAGCATCTCCAGTAAGCTTCATGTAACACGCACTCAAAGTGAGCAACGAATACATGGAATTGACTGTAGTTGTAAGAGGATGACCACTTGGTAAGGACTTGTGCCATTGCACTAAATAGCGCAACTGTGAAGATGTACCGGTTAAATGACGCGAATGTATCAAGTCCTGCCATAACACCGTCCTGACCACGTCATCTTCCAATTTCCAATCGGATCCTTGCGCATACCAACGGTTAATATAGCTCAAAATGGCCTCATGTACCCAAGGTTGCTCGGAGGCGTCAAAACGGGAAAAATCACCGTCGAACACTGCTCCACCCTTAGATAACAAACCTTCGGCCAAAGACCCCCACTCGGTATAATGATTGATCCCAGGACTCATGCCATTCGAAACGCATGTTGCAAGCATAGCTGCCTGAAATGCACCAAAATACATACGGACTGCCAGTGTGTAATCCAATTCGGCACCACTTATCATCCTGGTGCGCACTTGGTCAACCTTCTCCAAGGAACGAAGCTCGTCCTTGAGAAAATCGGTGAATATGTGCAAATCCCGTTCCCCTCTCCTGGCTTTTGTCAGTATGACATTCACATCATCTCTGACTTTGCCCAGATTAGGATTAGAAAAATCCACATCACCTTCGTGACCAAGAAAATATGTCTTCCCAGGATAACGGGCTAAATTGGGTATCACATCCCTATATTTGTACCCTGCACTAGAGCGCCTATTTAAGGGTTTCAACTTCCATCCCTCAGGAGGCACAATGGCCTCTTCAAAAGACAACACATCGCGAGGGAACCGCTTGGTCACCTCCATATGCTTCTTGAAGGCCATATCCGCAGCCACCCTCAATTGATCTGAATCCCCAACCAACACTGGCGACTGATATGCCTCCACGGCACGGGCCATTGGATACACGATCTTACCTTCCGCCATTATTGGCTGCAGAACTGCTGGTCGTGTAGGTGTGGGACCGAAAATCCCATCCTCTTGCATAGGTGATGGCTTATAAGCTGTCTTTACCGCTACCATCAATGGTGTCTTTACCTCACCCAAGTACGTGATGGATCCGCCAACAAGACCCGCTTCTAGCAAACCGTTCTGGACCCGAATGGCCTCTTCTCCATGCTGTGACACCAACAAATCATCCATGCTCTCAGCACTAGAATCCCTAACTGAAGAAAGCATTAGCCATATCTCGCGCACAGTTTCCTGAGGCATCAATGTTGCATAACCTTCCCTGCTGAAAAAGCTCGACCTACCTGCAACGTGTAAACCAAGTAAGGCTCTCCCTCCAAAATACCGATTCTCCTGCAAAGTTAAAGGACCTCCACAGTCCCCTGCCAGAGTGGGCATCTGATACTTAACACAGCCTCTCATAGAATACCCATCATGGGCCACCACTGTGCCAGAATACTCCAATGAAGAGCTGTGCATAATATTACGCACTGCGACACCATCATTACCCGGTCTCAAGACATCCAACCGAACTGCTGTGTTAGAACCACGCATCAAATTGGACAACTCGGAACTCTCCAAGAAGTATTTCACAATGTTTCTGTTAGCCCTCAGGCCAGCAATCCTTCCGAAATCCACACCAATAAGGTCAAATCCATCCATGATGGCTGTCCTAAAGCCCAAAAACTGGGTCAAAGTAAAACTGACACGATGAGTCCTCTGATAACCCAGAGTTACTACAACACGCCAAGACGTGTCTCCTCCGGCCAAACATTCCTCAATCCGCTTGAGGAAATGGCGTGGCATCAAATATACCGAATCACCAACACCCAAGCATGTACCCAAGAATATGCTCCTGGTCTTATCTGAATGTACCACCTCAATCGTGTACATGTTGCGGAATATCGCATCATGTACACCCTCACTGGGTGGAGTGCCAAGTTGCAAAGTCACCTTTGGGAAATCGAACTTCTTCAAACCCTTATTCTCCTTCGGTGCAACGTCATTGCTCTGTGCGCCAACTCTGGGCTTCACCCCAATAAGTTTCAAAAAGCCCTTGCAGACAGCCCAAAGACCAGTAACAGCGGCCTTAATGATGATACAGGAAAGATACACGACGGTGAACTCAGAAATAAGGTGTTTAGCTGTGCAATCCGTAATGCCAACAAAATGGCACAATCTACACACAGTCATCTTCATGAACTCGTATGCCTTAGCATACCATTGCTCTTCTTCGGCGTCTTCACGTGTGTAATCATCATAATTAATGAAAGTGTGTAGACGCTCATTAAGAAGGCGTATTTCTTCCCTTTGCTCACTATCTGTTTTCTCTCGCCTAGGCCAACCCCTATGACGATATCGCGTTAGCTCACCGCCACACACGCTCGGATCTGAACACACTTCCAATATCGGAGCTCCAGTCATATCAACAACGGACTCCTCACGTTCCCGAAATTCCCTCAACGGCATCAGATCTTCCTCGCGATCAAGCGTGATCTCAAAACTTGAAATGTCTGAAATCACACTAAACGGTGCCTCAGGCATGCTATCAACATACCTCCTGACAGAACCCAGCATAGGATTTGAACACGTCGCCGACATACTCTGTGCCGCAGACACAAACGTGTCAATATTAGCATATATTGAACCCGCTTGGGTCTGCACTTCATCAAATGTAATGTCATTGAGTACATCTTCCATGATTATCAGATGATCATTGAGGTGTTGCACAGTCTTAACGTGCATCTCTCTGCGCCTCACGATCTCATCTGCCGCGTCCAATACGGCCCTCTTAAGGCCACCCTGGAACACAGGACCATTCTCCGGATTGGAATTATCATAGGTATGCATTCGGACTTCCCACACATTCCAGGGGAAAATGTCCAATACTTCTTCCTTACTAGGCTTCCATCCAGGATTGTCCTTCTTGCGCTGCGTAAAACGTGCAAGGTTGTGTTGATATTCAGTCTGAACTCTGTAAAAGTCAAATTTCCTCTCAGCATCCCAATCCTTGGAAATGTCAATCCAATAAGCACCCTGAAATCGCCTGGTTAAGGCCTCAGGACATGTAATAAATGGCTCCCAATCCGCTCTGATATTCTTGGCATTCGTCGTACCAACCATAAGGGCCACATCGAGATAATACCTACCCTTGCTCTCCACATCAGCAAAATTCAAAGGGCAGGCCCAATTACCAATAGCTCGAATAATCTCCATAGCCTCACTGTCATGCTGTCCTGGCATGCCTCTAACCTGAAAGCAATCATCTTTAATGATAGCTCTCTGTCCAAGGTAACCATTCCAATACTCACTGAGGCCCTTTTGCCACAAATTAGGCAAAACATCGCCAGCCTTCACTTCTCCTGACAACAATAAAATAAAAGAAGCCACTGCTTGCACGACAGATGTCTTACCCTTACCTGAACCACCGCCAAGCATCATCATGTATGGCATAGGCCTAACATTATGTTCAGCTGTTAGGGTGGCCAGATGTGGATTCAGACAAACATTGAGTTTGTCCACCCACATTCCAACCTCGCGCTTCATGTCGTTGGTCACAAAAAGTTGTAGAAAGCCATAACCTTCTTGCACTTTCTTCGATGCCAAATGGACCAATTCACGTGATGGCTTTGGTGTAGAATGAAATTCTGCACAAATACGAATACACTCACACCGCCATGCATCTACCAAAGAGCGCTTACGCCCCAAGGTAATCCAATTTGTAGACTCACGACGTAAGACAAAATTCAATGCTGACTCCGCCAACTTCAAGCTTTTATCAACAAAAACTTCCAATCCCTCACAAACCTTGGGGAAATGACCCACATTCCTAAGAAAATGGGACATGGCTGTTGGCATACGGCCATTGCCTGGCACTATCAAAGTGCCCAACAATGCTACCATAGCGGCTATGTTACCAACACCGGACTGTTGTTCAACTCCAGTAGCGCCCTTAACAAAGGACACAATCTCAGGAGCAAAAGCAGATACCAAAGCCACAATCGAGCCCACGAAAAACGTACTGTCAGACAATGTGCTCACAAGCCAATATGCGACAACCGCCACAACAAACTTAGAGATCCAGCCGCCAGCTGACTTAAGCTGCTCAATAAACTCGTTGAATTTGGTCAATATAGTGCCAAATAAATCAGCACCCATATTAACCCGATCAATAACAGGGATCACTCTCGACGAAGTTGAAGTGACTGCCTGCTTTATCTCATTAACGGCCGAGCTAGCTACGTCTGCTGCCTGACCAGCCCTATTGGCTGCGCCAGATAAATCAACCATAGTTTTACCCGCCAATGCGGCACCAACTACGGCAGCACTTGAAACCACAGCGGATGTGAGTCCTGACTGTAGTTCGACAACGTCATAAGGCTCTTGCGAATTCCACCACAAAAAGTTACTTTCCTTGGTGGAGTTCGCACGGACCCAAGAACGTGTCTTTCCACGTGGCTTATGACCAGTGGCCATAATACGTGCAATCTTACGATTCTTAATGTTGGAAATGGCTCTCTGTAAGGCTTCGCGCCATTCCCTCTTTTCCTTCTTGGACAAACCCTCAAGCTTCTCCTTACCCTTAATCCCAGCGAATTTCAAAGATGAATCATAGTGCTTCTCCACCAGCTTTCCAACCTTCTTGTTTTGCTCGTTTAGGGACGAGCGCTCCACAATAGTGTAATTACCCATATGTGGTGCGATTGAGGGCAATGCCCATTGGCAATTAAAACAACAGTGGGCCATCACTGCTGAGTTGTTTGATAGTGTAACCACCGGCCTATCCCGGCTCAACTTGCTACTACCATCGCAAGCTTGGGGGTTCAATAACGAACCGACAATTGGCTACAAATGCATGCCACCATCTACAATAATTCAAACACTGTAAATATGATATGACCCTGCTCAACACTGAGTCTTACGGTGAAATACCACAAAAACAGGAACATTTTCTTGTTTACATGATGCGATGCAATTTACTCCAACCGCTTAAAAATATCGGCCAATCAATAAGTAACGGGTATATTGCCAACCCGAAGCTATACACATACTTAAATAGTACTTCGTACGTATATATCATCAAAGAATAAATATTTTCACTCAGCTCACACTCTCAAAACAAACGCAAACTAAGTACCGTTTCATGGCACAAAACGCCCAGCACTAACGCGGCATGGACTACGGTAATATAAAACCCTAGTGAACTAACAC